TGGGGGACGGAAAGGCACAGCCATGAAAATTGCAAAGAGCTTTGTACAGAAACTAGACGTTAATATCGGTGCAGATTCACTAGGCTCAACCCAGGCACTGTACAAAGAACTCATGGACAGCGAAGATACTTATGTTGATCATGCTGGGTTTACTCGCAAGCATAAGAGCGTCTCAATCTGGTCAGAAGAATTTCAAGTCTTCCTGAACGACAGAGATCAGATGCTTCTCGCATCCCTGACTGACCTATTTGATTGTGCAGATACTTGGAAGTATAAAACCCTAGCCAGGAAGACTGAAGATATATCCAATTGTTGGCTAACGCTTTTTGGCTGCATAACTCCTAGTCTTTTGCAATCTAAGCTGAGTCAAGATGCAGTCGGTGGGGGCCTGATATCTCGGATTATTTTCGTAGTTGGCCAAGGACCCAAGCAAAGAAGAGCCTTACAGTTCTTGACTGAGGAGGAGGAAGATACACAAAAAAGGTTAGAAAACGATCTGCAGGAAATTGCAAACCTATCCGGACAGTTCACCTTAAGTAAGGATTTTCTCAAAACTTATGTTCGTTGGTATGAGCAAGATTATGACGAATCTGGAGTGCCAAGCGAGCGCTTTCTTGGTTATAATCATAGACGACCACTTCATTTGAATAAGGTCTGTATGCTTGTTTGTGCTGCCGAGTCTGATGACATGATCATTACGGCTGAACATTTTGAGCAAGCCTTAGCAATAATGCAAGCAACAGAACTTGAGATGCCAAACGCGTTCTATGGTTTAGGCTTGTCCAGTCAGGCTAACATCTATGCCAAGATACTTTCATTCATTGATAGTCACGAATCTTTTGAGTGGACAGAACTGGTTAGGAACTTTCACCTAGATGTAGATAACATTCCTCAGTTACGTGGCTATGTTGAAATGGCTGAACAGTCTGGAATACTCAAAGCCGAGAATTCTGCTACAACTTGCATGTATACCACCATTCGTAAGAAACAAAAGATTCGTGATCCAACATATCTTGATAGAACAATATTTAGATTGATAGATAGAAATGTTATTAAAAATCAAATGGAGAAAAACTAAATGACAGATAATCAATTAGATATACTAGTAGATAAATTAGAAGAACTTAGGTGTTGTCTTATTGATATAGAAGAGGCTATAGAGAAAAAGAATAATTCAAAAACAGATTTTATAGTGATTAAAGATTTTAAAAAAGTATTTTTTGATAGATTAGAATTAAAAACTGGTTGTGGAAGAAATGAAATTAAAGCAATTGTTGAAGAAATTTTAAATTAATTGGAGAACTAAATGACACCAGCTACAAAAGTATTATTCTTTGACACAGAAACCTCAGATTTTATTAAAAAAGCTCTGCCTGCCAACGATTCTGAGCAAGCCTGGACAGTACAGATTGGTGCAATTCTTGCCAGCCAAGAAGAAGAATTTGATCAAATGAATGTTATCATCAAAAGTAATGGCCGATCAATGAATTATTATGCTCAAGAAGTGCATGGCATCACAATTGAGCGAGCCGACCAAGAGGGTATTGAGGAACTTGAAGCTGCTGAACAATTTGGTTTAATGCTCAGACAGGCAGACTTGATTGTCTGCCATAACTTTTCTTTTGATTGGAACTACGTTTACCAGATGATGGAACGCAATCTTGATGCCTTGTCAGACCTTGCGCGAAGTGCATTTTATCTTGATCTTCCAAATCATTGTACCATGAAAGATAAGGCTGTGGTAAAAATGTGTGGACTGAAAAACAAGGCTGGCAGGCCAAAATGGCCCAAGCTAACCGAGTTGCATGAACACTTATTTGGTGAAAGATTTGATGGTGCTCATGATGCATACGCAGATATCAGTGCAACTAAGAGGTGTTTTTTTGAATTGGTGAATAGAGGAATTGTTACTCCTAACCTGAATCAAATATAATTATTAATGGAGTTTAACTATGCAAATTGATCCTTGTCCATCGGAAGAAGATTACGAACCTATTCCTTCATTACGTGCAATTGAGTGGCATAAATTTGCTAATAACGTCTTTAACCATATTGAAACCTATACAGTTCCACAATATGGTGATAAAGGCTACGATCAATGCTCTGAGTTTAGCGAAGCTGACTTTATCACCCAGATGAAGAAGTATCTAAATCGTTATGGAAAGAACTCTCGTGAAGGCCAACAGAGGCTTGATTTGTTAAAGATTGCACACTATGCAGGGATGCTTTATACAAAACTAAGTGAGAAAGAACAAGAACTTGATAAGATAATTAAGCATGAAAATTAGTACAAATTTATGAAAAAACTAACTGAACTAGATCTACAAAATGCTCTTGATGAGTGCGAATTATTACAGTTCAAATCTCATGGAGACTGGCTGGCTGGAATGGTTAAGCGATTGAATACTACTCTTGGGACTATAACAGAGAAGAAAATTGTTAAAGGTTTTCCTGAGCATGTAAAACGAATGGTGATTAAAACTGGCAATTCTGTTGAACCAGAAGTTCCATGCAAAAGCTGAAGTGATTAACTACACCTGGAGGGTGTAACAATGCCAATGACGTTCAAATCTAAAGTGTTGCAAAAACTCCAAACTTATTTACTTTCTCGGGAAGCAGAACCAGTTAGAGATGCAGCCAATGTAATAATTCCTAATGGAGTTACAGCAGCAGCAACCATACAGGCAATTAAAGATTGTATTAAAATAGTGGAGGCTTGTAATAATGAGATTAATTATAACGATTGAATCAAATGATAAAGGCTTAAACTGTTCTGCAACGGTTGATGGAATGGATGCTTTTAATCATGTAGAAGCCAACACTTTTGCTGTAGGTGCTTTAGAAATAGCAAAAGCATCTTTACTTGCTCGTCGATGGGGTGTGGAGATTGGCATGCCTTTAGTTGATCCGCCTGAAGATGTACTGAAAGAAGAAATTGATCCCAGAGAAGATTTGCATAATGATTTGATAGCAGCATTAGCTCATGAGGATGGAGAATGAGAATATGAAAATAATCAAACCAAGCATTCAATTTTATGGGGCAGTACCTACTGAATATAATGCATCACTTAAGTTCATCGAGATGGCTGGCAGAACTTGCTATAAGTCAGAAGACAAGATCACTGAAGATAGTGCTGAAGGATTTGTTAAGAAGCTGATCAATGCAGGTCATCTAGCTATGGTTGAGCACTCGAATTTTGTGGTGCGGACAACCTTTGCGAAGAATCACCAGAACATAAAAAATGTTATCGGCAAATATCTTACGGCCAAAGAAGTTAATGGAAATTTATTTGTAGGTGGAAATCTCACCGCTTGGGAACAAACATGGTCTTACTATGATAGTGTATTCAAACCTTTTACGAAAGTATATGGAGACTTATTTGGTTTTGGAAAAGAGGCAATGAGAGAGTATCCAGATGATTGGAGCATTTGCAAGCATGATGAAATCCCCAAAGAACTCCACCGCTACTCAGCAAAATTCATCTGTGATCGGGGAGTCAGTCACGAGTTGGTAAGACACAGACCTTGTAGTTTTGCTCAGGAATCAACCAGGTATGTGAACTACGGCGGCAAGGATATGGAGTTTATTGAGCCAGAAGGTTTTGATGACTGGGGAACTACGGCACGTCATTGGTTCAGTCAACATTGCGCTGATAGCGAACAGGTGTATCGTGCTTTGGTATCATCAGATTTTAGCCCTCAGCAAGCCCGAGCCGTCCTGCCCAATGCCCTGAAGACTGAGATCGTAGTCACAGCAGATGCAGCTGAATGGGCACATATCAGAAAACTGCGAACAGCTAAGTCAGCTCATCCCGATATGCAACGAGTAATGAATATGATGCCTTGGGAAGAGTTCTTATAAAACAAAAGCCAGAACCTACGATAACTTGTAAGTTCTGGCAATCTTTTTATTGCACCGTACCTGTAACCTCAAAATATCTTTTCAATATCATCTCCCGTTGCTGTTGCAACTGTCCAAGCCTTTCCCGAACATTTGTTGTCTGATCAATCTTTTTCAACTTATTAATTACTGCCTGGTTCCGATTGAGGGCAGATTGAAAATTTTCATGCAATTTCATTTGCTTGAATCCATCCAGGTTTGAATTCAAGAAAGTTCGCTTGTCTTCCGAGTTTTCAAGCTGCTTCTTGAAGATGTCTACTTCCTTGCTGACCTTACCAAACTCTTGTTCATTGCTACTCTTCTTATAGTCTTCTCCACGACCGTAGTGCCAATAATAGAGCTTACCACCAATTGGGATTGATTCAACAATTCTGGCATGATCAAAATCAATTGTATCTCCCGTAATGTAAGATCCATACAATTGGTTAAGATCCTTACTGATGGAGTTTACAAACCTGAAGGGAGGCAAGATCTGTCCGATTAATCCAGATCCTAAACCTTCCCTAGTAGTTTGCATCCTTACATACTTTGATGCTCCGCCCATGGTTAAGAAGTTTTCAATCACGTGATCTTCAAACTTAGTTTCTTTACCCAACATCCAGTCTTTAAGTTCATCCGCGCCTGCATTAGCAAGTGTAAGCAAACTTACCAGCTTTATCATGTTACCAATTCCTTCAATAACCTGATCCCGTTCGCCAGTCTTAATTTTGTGCCAGGCTTCATTTCTGAAAACATCAAACTGCTTTAGTGTATATGTCTTGAGCATATAAAACACTCGACCATTTCCACTCTTGAGATATTGCTCTGACATTTCAGAAAGTGCAACCGGTTGAAAATCTAACAATCTATGATACAACAACATCTTCACGTTGTCTGTTGGATTTCCGGCAAGCAAATCATTTATTATACCTTCCGACTGTGTACCAAAGATTGGCTTGATTTGTTTCAATAATGTCTGTCGTCCAGCCTCAGTGCTAGCCATAACCTTGTAGTTACTAAACGCATTGTTGATCAAAGTCTCCTTGCCGATAGAATCTATTCGTTCCAGTCCAACTTTTTTAAATACCCAACTGACT